CGCCTACCTCTACAACCCAGCAGAAGACGGCTGGGTGCAGGTGCCCTCCCCTGCCCTGGCGGGGACCTTCGGGGCGGGGGCGTGCGGGACGGCTGCCTCCTTCTCCACCGGCGCCACCGCCGCTGCCGCCAGCCTCACCGCCAGCGGCGGCAGCACCACCAGCCTCACCACCAATCAGAACCTGCAGCGGGATCTGCGCGGCTACAGCGTGCTGATCGTGGGCGGCACCAACGCTGGCCGGCTCAAGACCATCGCCGCCAACAGCCTCGGCGCCAATGCCGTGCTCTCCTTCACCGAGGCGGAGGCGACGGCCTTTGATGCCACCACCCAGTACCGCCTGCTCACCCCCACCTTTTACGTGCTGGGTGCCGGCACCCTCGCTGCGGGCTCCTTCAAGCGGTACGACTTCGCGACCAACAGCTGGGTCACCCTCGCCCACACCGGCCTGCCGGCCACGATCGGCACCGATGGCCGCCTGATCGCCACCCCGGCCTGGATCGATACCGGATTTCGCTCCTTTGCTACAGGCACCGCCACCGCCGGCAGCAGCACCACCCTCACCAACACCGCCAAGAGCTGGACCATCAACCAGTGGGCTAACAGCCAGCTGCGGATCACCGCCGGCACCGGCGCGGGCCAGATCCGCACTGTGGCGAGCAACACCGCCACCACCCTCACGATGAGCAGCGCCTGGAGCACGGCTCCCGATGCCACCAGCCAGTACAGCCTGGAGGGCAATGACGATGCGCTCTATTTCATCGGCAACAACTCCGCCACGCTGTACCGCTACAGCATCAGCGCCAACAGCTGGTCGACCCTTACGCCCACCACCGCCCGCGCCGCCGCACCTGGGGCGGGACTTTCGGGCCACTGGATCCACTCGGTGAGTGCCAGTGACTGGAGCAATGAGGGCGCGATCCGCAATGGCCGCTACCTCTATTCCTTCCGCGGCGGCGGCTCCGCGGTGCTCGATCGGTATGACCTCGCCGCCAACACCTGGGAGAGCGCCCTGCCCTACGCACCGGCGACGGAGACCTTCTCGGCGGGCACCAAGCTGGCCTACAACGGCGATTTCCTCTATCTGCAGAAGGACGCCAGCAGCCGCTGGTTCCGCTACGACTTCGCCCAGTCCGCCATGGATGGCTGGACCACCATGCTCTACCCGCAAGGCGCGGCGGTGGTGGGCGACACGGCCTTTGATGTGTCTTTCCGCGAGGGGAATAGCGAGATTGTTTACATCTACATGCTGCTCAACACCTCGGCGGTGAGCCTGCGGCAGATGGTGATCTGAGTCCCCAAGGGGGCAGACGGGGAAGGACTCGATCCCTGGCAATAGGCAGTGACCTGCCTGGCTGCAAGGCCGGGCGCGCATTGCTTCTGCCATGGGTTCCTGGAAAACCTCCGGTTCGATCCGCGGTCCTGAGGGGCCCGCCGGTCCCCAGGGCTCGCCCGGTATGCAGGGCGTCCAGGGCCCGGCAGGTCCCCAGGGACCCCAGGGGCCCGCCGGACTGCAGGGGACGCAAGGCCCTGCCGGACCATCTGGCCCCGCGGGCCCGACCGGTCCCCAGGGTGTGCAGGGCCCTGCCGGCATCGGCATCAACTTCAAGGGCCAGGTCGCCACCCTCGCTGCCTTGCCCACAGGCGCTGCCCAGGGCGATGCCTACCTGGTGCAGGCCGATGACTCCCTGCGGGTATGGGACAGCGGCACCAACAGCTGGGTGAACGGCGGCTCGATCCAGGGTCCCCAGGGCCCCGCTGGTGTGGCCGGACCCACCGGTGCCGCTGGACCGCAGGGGCCTGCTGGCCCGCAGGGACCGCAGGGCATCCAGGGCCCGGCCGGCGCCGATGGCCTGATTGGCCCGCGCGGCACGGGCTGGTTCACCGGCACCGGTGCACCACCAGCGGTGATCGCAGGGGCGGTGGATGGCGATCTCTACCTCGATCTGGCCACCGGCACCGTCTATGTGCTCGGGCCGATCCGTGTGGCAGACCTACCCGCCATCGGCAGTGAGTTCCAGGGCGGCTTCTATGCCGGCCTGATCAGCCATTCGGCCAACGGGGTTCCCAGCCATGCGCTGATCATTTCGCCCAAGACTGCCGGCTCGCTGCTCAACGTGGCCTGGAAGAGCGCCAACACATCCACGACGGGAACCACGAGTGTGTTCGACGGCTGGGCGAACAGCGAGGCGATGAACAACGCCAGCCATCCGGCCGCCCAGTTCTGCCGCTCGCTGACCATCAACGGCTACGACGACTGGTATCTACCGGCCACCCAGGAGTGGGACATCCTCTGGCGGGCCTTCAAGCCGGAGGCGACTGCTGCTGGCACCTATTCCGGCGCGGGCTACGGCGCCAACCCCTATGCGGTGCCGGCGGGCGGCAACTACAGCGATAGCAACCCAGCCCTCACCTCCGTTCTCGCCTTCCGCGCCGCCGGGGCGGAGACGCTGCGGCACTTCGATGAGAACTACGGCGACGATCCCTTCTTCCACTGGACCTCGACGCAGGCCGCCAGCGGCACGGCCTATCAGCGCACGACCTACATGGGCATCCAGCTGGCGGAGAGCAAGACGATCGCCACCGCCACCCAGGTGCGGGCGATCCGCCGCATTCAGGTGCTGCCCTGATGAGCCCTCACGCAGGAGGGTCTGAGCAGATGGGAACCGGCTGATGGCCAACTGGTTGCCGCGCACCCAGGTCCCCGGTCAGCGAGTGAGCGTGAGTGCCACCACCACGCCGCTGCTGCCGGGGGCCAGTGCCCTGCTGGATCTGCCGGGCCTGGGCCGGCTGGGTCATTTCCTGGCCGTCAGCACCGATGCGCCGGCCTGGGTGAGCTTCTACAGCTCCGCTGCCGCCCGCGAGGCCGATGGCAGCCGCTCCATCACCCAGGACCCGGCCGCCGGGAGCGGGGTGCTGCTCGACCTGGTCACCACCGCATCTGCTCTGACCATCACGGCCCCGCCGGGCGGCACCTACTTCTCCACCGAAACCGTTTCATCGATGCCACTGCTGCGGGCGCTGGTGCGCAACACCGGCACCGCCCAGGCCGCCATCGCCGTGACCGTGACCGCCGTGGTGCTGGCGCCATGAGGACCAGCCCATGAGCCGCACCCTGATCGACATCAGCCGCCTCGGCACCGACACCACCTGGCCTGCGGTGGCGGTGGAAGTGCATGGGTATCTGCAGAACTGGATCGCCGCGGCCAACGGCCAGGTGAACCAGCACCAGCTGCGCATCGTCACGCCGCCCAATCCCGAGGCCACCGCCACCGATCCCTGCGGCTGGCGCATCGAGGCGACCCTGTCGCAGCTCACGCCCGGCGGCAATCCGGCGGTGCTGATCCTCGAGGTGTTCCTCACCGGCACCGCCTTCGTGATCCGCCCCGGCATCGGCAACACCGAGCCCTACGTAGGCGCCGACACCCAACAGGGCTGGGTGCTTCCGGCGGGAGATGTGGGCACCAGCAGCGGGACCTGGAGCACCACGCCCCTGCCCTTCACCGCGCAGGTGGGCTGGTCGCTGACCTCAGGGGGCGAATACTTCGTGTTCGCCTACAGCCAGCACCGCTTCACGAACAGGCAGGCGGTGCCGCTGCTGATCGCCCGCGATCAAGTCTCAGGCCACTGGATCCTGGCCGCTTCTCCCCCCTCCACCACCTTCGATGCGCTGCGGGCGGTGAGCTGGAACGTGCGCTCCGGGCAGCCTTCCGGCTCCCGCACCCTGCTGCGCGAGAACTCTTCCACCCCGATCCAGATCCGCCGGCCGGCCGAGCTGGTGCTCGCCACTACCGACTGGAGTTACTACGAGAGCGCCAACGAACCGGCCCAGTTCTGGGAACCCCTGATCCTTCCGCCTGATTTCGCGGCGCTGAACCTGAGTAGTGCGGCAATGAGCTACTTCAAGCCGCCCGATGGCAGCGAGTGGCTGGCGATCGGCGGCCATGGCCTGCTGCTCCGCACCAAAGACCCCACCCCAACAGCGGCGCCGACGCCATGACCTTTCAGGTGTTCTGCCAGTCCTTCGCTCCCGGCAGCTGGAAGTGGACCAGCAAAGACCCGGCAGGGGTCGGCATGCAGCTCGACGGGGCCTTTCGCGCTTTTGCTGCCCTGGTCAACGCCCTGCCCGGCAACGCCAGCACCCCACTCTCGATGGTTCGCTCCCATGCCGATGCCACGGCCAACCGCTGGGGCTACACCTGGCAGCTGGGCCATCCGGTTGAACCCGCCCACCTCTGGTTCCTCACCGAAAGCACCACGGCCCAGGGCGACACCCAATCCAGCAGCAGCGCGGTCTTTGGAAACGCGCTGGCCAGCACCTTCACGAGCAACACCACCAACGGCGGCTACGGCTCCTACAGCAACTCCACCG